CAAAAAACTATTCCATATCTTTTAGTGGAATTATCGTAATTGATAAAATATGAAAACATCAAAGTGGGCTTTCAAACAAGTAAGCAGAAATGTTCACATTATTGAAATGCACCTTCCTAAGGTTGGGGATGAACAATGGGTATTGCTTCAGAGTGATGTTCACTGGGATAATCCAAAGTGTGATAGGGCAAAATTAAAAAAACACTTGGACTTGGCACTAGAACGAAATGCTCCTGTAATTGATGCAGGAGACTTTTTTTGCGCAATGCAGGGTAAGTATGACAAGAGAAGCAACAAAAAAGATTTACGTCCAGAACACGCAACTGGAAATTACTTGGACTCGTTAGTTGAAACTGCCGCAAAGTTTCTTGATCCTTACAAGAAAATACTCACAGTAAGAGCGGCAGGAAACCATGAGAGTTCAATTCAAAAAAACCACGAAACTGATCTTAATGAAAGATTGGTTGAAAGACTAAGAGGTAATGGTGGAATTGCGCGTAGAGGTGGATACTCTGGATTTGTTAGATTCTCAATTTATGGTCATAAGGTAAATGGAGCATTAGCAGCAACGCAAGGTTACAAACTTTGGTATTTTCACGGTAGCGGTGGAGGTGGCCCAGTAACTCGCGGAGTTATCCAAACAAATCGACAAGCGGTATATGTTGCGGATGCTGACTTTATTTTAACAGGTCATACACACGATTCTTGGCAAGTTCCAATTCAGCGTATCAAATTAAATAACCACGATATTATTGAGCAATTTCGTCAAACCCATATAAAAACTGGTGGATACAAAGAAGAATTCAAAGATGGGTATGGTGGGTGGCACGTTGAAAGAGGAGGGCCACCTAAACCAACGGGCGCGTATTGGATTAGATTTTATTTTGACAGATACGAAAATAAGAAAAGAATCTATGATTACGAAATTATAGAAGCTAAATAACCATTGACAAAAACCTAAATATCGTTAACGATAAAAATTATGAGTTGCGGAAATTCCAGAAGTTCTAAATGTAACCCGTGCGGACCAAATTCGGACGCAATGAATTCTATTGCTGATCGTGCAGCTTACTATGCTCGTATAGCAATATATGCTTCAGAGCAAGGTGGCGGCATTCGCTGGGGATATATCGGTGATGGGGTTACTACTCAATTTAATATTAATGGAGCCGCAACAACGAATAGCGCATCATTCCTTGTAACGATTGATGGGGTAGTTCAAGACCCATTGGATTATACAATCAACCAAGGATACCCATATACCATCACAATGAATGTGCCAGTGCCATCTGGCGATGAAATTGTCATTGTATCCTTGAATGGTAAGACGGGAGCTACTGGCCCCGGAGCGGGAGCAACTGGCCCAATGGGGCCGACTGGAGCCACTGGTATTCAAGGCCCGATTGGGCCGGGTGCTGGATCAACGGGATCAACGGGGGCAACTGGGCCTTCTGGTGGCGCAACTGGTGCAGGTGGAGACGCTATCTTCTGGGAAAATGGTCAGAATGTAACTATCAACTATACAATTTCCACAAACAAAAACGCAATGTCCGCTGGGCCAATCACAGTTAATTCTGGAGTTGTAGTCACAATTCCAAGTGGATCAGTATGGACAGTAGTATAATAACATATGGCAACATCACTCACACTTCAAAACGATAGTTCCCTCGCACAAGGATATATCAAAGTCAATGGCTCAACTGCCGCTACGCTGACTACTTCTGGCATTACTGCGAATCTGATTGGTAATGTTACTGGTTCACTTACCGCAGGAGGTTCATTAACTCTTGAGACAGCACAAACCGCATCTGGAACTGCGGTTGACTTTACGAGTATCCCAAGTTGGGCGAAGCGTATTACTGTGATGTTTAGTGATCTTAGCTTAAATGTCACAGATGATCTTTTAGTTCAGATCGGAGATTCTGGTGGAATTGAAACTACTGGTTATACATCTGGTTCTCAAAACAGTGTTAATAGCACAATTGGATATATCATAAGAATTGGTGCTGCAAGCAGATTGCTTAATGGTGCAATGTATATTTCAAATATAAATTCTAATTCTTGGATTTCTATTCACTCTGGAAATATTGGATCAACAAATGATGTTTATGGAGGAGGCACTAAAACACTTTCTTCAACACTTGATAGAATTCGTGTAACATCCGTTACTGGAACAAGCACATTTGACGCTGGAACAATCAATATTTCTTACGAAGGATAACATATGCCAACAACAATTACATCCGCAGGAGTAACTTTTAACGATGCAACTTCGCTGACCAGTGCGAATATCGGCACAGCACAGCTTGTCAATGGTTCTGTCATCGCATCAAAACTTGGCACTACAGAGCAAAAACAGATTTGCAAAGCATGGGTGAATTTTAATGGAGCTACATCGCCCGGAACGATTCGTTCAAGCTACAATGTTTCCAGCGTTACAAAGAGTGGAACTGGAAGATATATTGTTAATTTTACAGCCAATATGGCTGATACAAATTATTCTGTAGTAACTGGAACATCTTGCAGAATTGGAAGCGTATTTGCCATCGTGTTGCTTGAAGATACTGTCAATTCATCAAGAACAATATCATTGCTTCCATTAACAAGTCTTAATCTTGGGGAAGCATATGAAGACACATCCATTTCCCAAGTAGCGGTTTTCGGAAACTAATCTTATGTTTATCACCTATCCACAACCAAACGGACAAGTAGCAGTAGTCATTCCTACTAACGATGTTAATGACGCAATCAAGGATGTTCCAGAAGGAGTAGAATACAAGATTGTTGAATCAGTTGATATTGATAACGACTACTTCAACGCATACGAATTTGACGCTGAACTTGGCGCAAAGGTAAACATTGATAAAGCGAAAGCTATTCATCTTGATAAGTTCCGTGCTGCTCGCGCACCAAAACTTGCCAAGCTCGACATTGACTTTATGAAGGCAGTTGAAGCCAACGACGAAGAGAAGAAAGCTGAAATCATCGCCGCTAAACAAGCACTCCGTGATGTTACTTTGACTACACTTCCAGATGATCTCGCTGGCATCAAAGCAACTTGGCCCGATATTCTGAACTAAATATTATGACTCCATGCACTCCAGCACCTCCATGTGATACTGAGTATCCATTACTTTGCGAACCTCTTGAAGTCACAGCACTCGCTAAAAGGTTGGTGGTAGAAGACTCTGCTGCTTGTCAGAAGACAATTCAGACACCACCATCTGGACAAGTTCTTGTGTCTAACACAAACGGAACAATATCGTGGACTAATGGCGCAAATAATACTGTTCTTCGCAAAACCTCTACTGGCAGTGTAGAGTTTGCTACGCTGAATAGTCTCCTCCAATCCGCACCAGTTGATCTTGGGAGTCAACCACTGACTACTACTGGATCAATTAATGCAGCAAGCGTGACTGCTACTGGAGTAGTAACGGCAGCAAGTGTAACGGCATCTGGAGCAGTCACCGCAGGATCGCTTACTGTATCTGGAGCAACTTCAACTGCCGCGATTACATCAAGTAGCACTATTCTTGCGAATGGTAACTCGTCCAAGATTGGATACAATACTGGTGCTGGTGGATCAGTTACTCAAGGTGCGGGTGCAAAAACAAACGCTGTTACTCTCAATCGTCCTACTGGAATTATCGTTACCGATAGCGCGGCACTTGCGTCCGCTACCGCCGTTACCTTCAACTTGAGCAATTCGGTTATTGAAGCTACGGACATCGTGTTGGTAAGTCACATCTCTGGAGGAACGCTTGGTGCATACAACTTTGCGGTAGCTCCAGCAACAGGTAATGCCAATGTCACGATCCGTAACATTACCGGAGGATCATTATCTGAAGCTCTTAGTCTGCGATTCATTGTAATCAAAAGTGTCAACGCATAATGCCAGCAGAAGGATCAGTCTTTGATGGGTTCACAAGTATCATTGCACAAGACGCAGATACTCACCCATCATATTTACCAGAATCCTTTGTAGCAGAGTCAGTCAATAGGACATTCCGAGGAGGCATTAACCGAACAAGACCAAGCATTCGGAACATCTCAATTGTTGCGGGAACAGGGCAAGCTGAGACTATCGTTAACGATATTCTTGGAGGTAACTTCCAAGGTGCGTATCCATATCGGGCGACCAATTACAGAACCAGCGATGGACTACTACTATCTGTATCTGGAGTTATCTACTTTCTAAAGATAGTAAACAACCAAGCATACGCCTACAAGATCATCGAAGGTAACGATCCGGGCATGATGCACACATTCTTTGTGCAAGCTGAAGATCGGGCGTATATCCAAAACGGATACCAGAATGCGATAGCATGGGATGGCGTATTAGGAACGCTGACTGCTTTTGAAATCCAAAACAACGATTACTCGGAAATTGTTTCAGTTGGCACTACTGATTTTACTTTAATCGGTGCGCCATCCAATACAGTCGGAGTAAAGTTTACGGCAACTGGAAGCGGAATAGGAACTGGCACAGTAAAACTTCCTGCTTACCGACTGAATCCATACTTGGCAAAGATGCCGATTGGAACTGTGATGGAATACGCATTCGGGCGAGTCTTTGTTTCTGATAGGTTCAATCAAATCTACGCATCTGACATTATCTATGGCGGTGGGTTTACCGATACCAAGAATACCGAGAATTTCACCGAGATTGGATATTGGGCAGAAGGCGGTGCGTTCTCTACTCCAGCAATGATGGGGAATATTACTGGCATGAGAGTAATGCCACAGATTGGAACCAACCTTCGCGGCCAAGGTGAGCTTGTAGTCCTTACTGGTAATGGAGCTTTCTCAATGGATGTGTCTATACCAAGGTCACAATGGAATACATCGAACATCCAACGTATCTCATTGCTTGGACGTGGATGCACAAGTCCATATTTGGCACTAGCAAACTCTGAGCTTTGGTTTAGGTCACACGATGGTTGGGCATTTTACTCCAATAGCCAATCTGAATTTGCGCGATACTTCTCACTTCGCAAACTGTCTAGAGAAGTGAATAAGTGGGTGCAAAATGATACGCCTTGGTTGAAGCAATTCGCTTCTACGATGTTTTTCAATAACTACATAATTAGCACAGTAGCTCCGCAAACTTATCGAGCGGCAGGGGTAGAAGGACTG